CCGTCAGGATCTAGTATAGTCACACTAAGTATAGCACTTGCACTGATAAGAAACACTGCTTCTATCATTTCACAGTAAAATGCAAGTGGACTTAGTTTATAACTATTAATCCAAAACTGCTTTATGTTTTGCACTTAGATTTTGCCTACAGTAGCCAAAATGTTTTCAAGTTCACTGTATTCATCACTGTGCTTCTCAAAGTCTGCTTTGTATGCTGTGCGCAATGCTTTTTTAAGCACTGTTGGCTTAATCTGCATTTCTTCTGCAATTGCTTTAATTGTGTCATTTAGACCATCATTGAGATCATCAACTTCCTGCATTACAGTAATGCCTTCATTAACTAGTTGTGTTAGTTTTGCTTTGTCTTCGCTCGAAAAAACTCTGTCACTCATGTGAATACTCCTTGTTGATTATTTGTTATTATACTATTTAAATGCAACTGTGTCAAGATGATTTATTATCTGTTCTTTATCTAAGTGTGTTGGGCACTGCGCACAGATGTTGTTAGGCTTTCCAAAGTTTGCTATAAAATCTTGTATTTCATCGCTGTCACTAGTAGAAGATATTCCCTTAGGTATAAACTGCTGCCAATGCTCTATATTCGGATTACCAAACTTTGCTAGTGTATCGCTAAGTAAACCACTAGTGCTACACTTGTATATCTTTCCTTTGTATAGTAACGGGCATGTCTGCTGTATACAACTATCAAATGCTTGCTTGTAATCGCTATAACAAGGCATCATATCTGCATAGTCATTGCGAAATGTTTTTAGAAAACTCAGTGGTGTCTTAACATGTAACCTAAATTGATTAGTAGTTATTAATCTATCAATACCATATTCATGCACAGGTCGCCATTCATACATATTCATTATTTTATTGATTGTGTGTTCTAGCAACTCAGGAGTGTGTGCAGTAATTTTAAAACTTACATTTCCCAAGTCATGCATTAGTTCAATAATGTCCCAATGCTTTTCTAACAGTAATCCGTTTGTTGTAAATCGGATCTGGCTATTTGGCATTAGTTCTCTTACCCCAATAAGCCATTGTTTAACTTCTGGATTTATTAACGGTTCACCGCCCATAATACCAAAGTCCGGTATGTCCAGACGTTCAAGCCATTGTTCAAGGTCACGTTTACCGTATTGCCACTTTACATATCCACTATGCTTTAAGTCACTATAGTTTGTACAACCCGTGCAACTTAGTTGACATGATTGTGTTATCATTGTTTCTAAAAAAGGTAATACCTGTTTCATAAACTTATTATACTAGATATGTTGTGTAATTTCAACAGGTTTGATCACTTTAGTCCTTGACTATCTACAGTGAAGTCATATGTAAGATATTCTCCACTGTTATCTTCTCCGGGTCGTAACTTTTTGTATTTGCCTATTTTTTGATTTATACCTTTATCTGTACGACCTTTGGCACGTTGCATTTGTTTCTTATTACTGTCAGTTGCAGGTATACTGTAGTTCTTTGGCATCATACGCTCTGGCTCTAAAACCCATACATAAAGTTCAGTTCCATCGTTATTTTCAATATGATTAAGGTATAGACTTTCTTCAGGTATTTCTTGTTTAATAGGATATCCAAGCATTTGTGTTATTGTATTATATCCTGTAAAAGCACAGAACAATGCAACAGGTATAACAACAAACATGATTAATGCGTTTCTGTAAAAGTGAACGCCTATTGCTAGTACTATAATTATTAGTAATATCATACTTGCAAAAAATGGAAACAAATTATAATCAAACATTAAAAACTTCCTCCTTGAAAATCACTTCTGCCTATACCACTAGTGCCTTTGCGTGTTATGAAGTCACTGGGATTTTCATTATGTCCTAGGTATGCATTGTTATCTGCTACACTAAAACGGACTAAACTTATATTTTGTCCTGTTTCCATGTAAGGACGCTTTGATGTGTATGCTTCAACGTATGGATTTATTTTTATTACAGATACTAGTATGTCACCAGGTAAATCCTGTCTAGCAGATCCTTTATAAGTTGTAAACTTTCTATTGTAGACATGGGCCATTACCTCATACTCGCCTGGTATTGTGCCTCTTAATGTGACCACTTCTCTGTTCAAAAATATAGTTTTCGTATCGCCATTTGTAACTATACTATCATTGCTAGTGCCAAGATCATCTTTTTCAAGATTCATTAGCCCGGAACTTTTAGTAAGAAAACTTACTATGTTTCCAGCAGGATCCTTGATCCATAAATCTATATCATCGTTGTATTCATGATTCCATTCGATTACTACTATGTATTCTGCTTTTTTCTCTACATCACCCTGCTTTGCAACAGGATTAATTAGTATAAATGCAATAACAAACAAATACACAAAGCCTATTACTAAATTAAATAATAGATCTGTAAATCCTATACTGCTTTTGTACTTGAGTCTGTTATCTGGATTCAACATTGACTAACTGTACCTTAAGAATCTGACTGCATATCATACCCACTAGAGTTGTATACAATGCAGTACTCATGCCCAGTGCCATGTCTGTGAGTGCATTTTTAACACTGCCTGTGTCATTTACATTTAAACTTTCAAAACTGCCGCCCAGCATAAGAATAAATCCTATTACTGTGCCTATCATACCCATTGCAAGTAGTAGTTCAGTTATAAACCATCCAATATTTGTACCGCCTGTAATATTATGACCATTTGAACTTCTATGTGTCAACCAGCCTATATACATGCTACTTAAAAACCAAGTAATCAAAATGACAAAACTTAGTCGTGTTGTATCCTTTGCGAGTAACTCGTTTATAAAACCAAAACTATAGGCAGTAAACAATGCTGCACAACTAGTGCAGAATAGTAACCACCATCTCAAAAATCGTGACATGTGCGCTCCGTATTGTATTTATATGCTGTTATTTGAAATGCTGAATTATTTCAACTATTAGTGTATTGTTGCCTTTTATTAGTCTATGATAGACTGCTTCAGGAATAAAATATTCTCTGCCTGGCACAAGTGCCATAGGCAATCTATTGTCTAATTGTAAACTCCAACCCTCACCTTCCACTACACGAACTGTACGATCTTCTCTATCGCGATGCCAGCATAAATCGCTATTATCTGCATCTTCTCTAAATGTTCTGTGTTTGATGTTAGGTGCAACTTGGGTTTCCTCGTAAGGTTTTACCACCATTGCCCGCCTTTTACTCCTAACGCCTTGTATCTTGGAGTACGGCAACTCCAGTAACGAGCCGTCATCTTATCGTTTGCTTGTTTACATTTATGGCGTGCTACAAACGAACGCACTGCGCCTCTGTCCTTGGCTTTTACACTTAGTCCAGTTGTATCTCCCCAACTGATCTTCTTTACACGACCAGTTTTTGGATTCTTAACATATACATAAAACTTTTTACTACCGCCACGCTTTGGGCTGTTAAGTTTTACTTTGCGTCCTTGATATTCTGCTTCATCTAATTCTAATTCTTCCATTGGAACATCTAGTGGTACAAGTTCGCCTTCGACCATAATACATTCACCAATGTCTGTAGTTAACAGTTCTTGATCCTGCCAATCCAAGTTTAGTTTGTCTGCGCACTCGCGCACTTGACGATAAAACTCTGTAAATGCAGGACTGCCTGCACGAAACATGCACTCTGTAAATGGTACGCCCATCTTAATGTGTTCGCGAATTGCTGCTTGTACATCTTCAAATTGACTTTGTGTTAGTGACATTTTAGTAACAGGTTTAGCACCAGGCTTTGATATTTTAGATGTTACATTAACTTTTGTCCCAGGATTAATTTGATAGCCCATGTCCATTGATTTTTGACCACTATATTTTTGTGTAGTGCCTACATCCATGCCGCCCATTTTATACCTTACAGACTGATCATATCCAGTTTCAGGTGATCCTTTTGCTGAAACACTAACTCCACCTGTTTCATAATCTACTTGCTGATAACCCGGAGTGCTATCTGGTCTAAATGTTTGCTTTGCTTGTAAGCCACCAATTTTAGGAGTACTGACACTTCTTAACGTTCCGCCCCTGTAAACTTTAGTGCCTTGATCATCTATATCAGTCCGTGTGTCTTTTCGTAATTGAGTTATCTTGCCGGTACGCTGATTTACCATATCAACATCGCCGGTGCGAGGATCAATTGTTCCAGTAACTCTTTCTAATATAAAC